GTAAGACACAAGATATGAAAGAGGATTCAAAGTACGAAAACACTAGCACTCTTAAGGGTGTTTATGCAAGCAGGCTTGAATCATCTGTGGAGAGCGTACCTGAAGGGACGAATAGAATACTTGATCAAGATGCGATATCTGAATGGGTTGAACTTTGGGAGATTCATGATAAACGTACTGGTATGGTATTTGTACTATCCTTGGATCATGATAAATTCCTACGTGAGGACTTTGATTACCTCCAGGTTGAAGGGTTGCCAGCAAACGTGCTAGGCTTCAACGAAGACCCCGATTACTTCTGGTGGCCGCCTGATGCACGTATGATTGAGGTACAGCAGGCTGAGATGAATGATATAAGAACTATGGCTCGTAGGCACAGACACGTAGCATTGCTTAAGTTGCTGTATAACAAAGATGATATTAATGGTGACGAGCTTGTGAAGCTACTTGATGAAGATCCTAAAGCCGCAGTAGGTATTAGTGGTGGAGCTTCTGGGGATATACGCAAAGCAGTGGCATTGTTTCAATCCCATGTCCCTCCGGACTTCAGCATTGCTGCAAGAGAGGTTCGTGAGGACATACGTGAGGTTGTAGGATTTTCAAGAAATCAGATGGGATCGTTTGAAGAGTCGAGTGGACGGAGAACTGCTCATGAAGCAGAGATTGTTCGTGCTGCATCGATGATAAGGATTGATGAGCGCAGGGACGCTATGGCTGACCATCTTGAGGAAGTTGTTAGAGGTTACATGCGTATGGTATTCACCAACTGGACTCAAGAGAGGGTGGTTGATGTTGTAGGTGAAGATGGAGCAAAGTATTGGGTTAGGTTTACCGGACCTGAGATCAAGGGTGAGATGGCGTATAAGATCAATCCTGAAGAAGCTATACCTGAGAACAGAGCAACTAGGAAGTTAGAGGCTGAGCAGATTATGAAGATAGCTTCGGGCATGCCTGGAACTAATATGAAGTACTTGCTGCAGGAGTATGCACGTCAGACAGATTGGATAGATCCTGCTATGTTGTTTCCTGGAGAAGGTCCAGGACGTAGTCCAGAGAAGGCTATGTTTTTTAATGATTTTAATAAGATGCAACAGGGTGGGCAATCAAGCCATCCAGGATTGAGGAGATAACGATGGCTCAAGGATACAAAGGTTTGGATAGTGCATCATATGATGCATACTTAGCAAAGAATGGTAAGGAACGAGAGATACGGAAACGTAATGATGAGAAGAAGAACGCAAATAAAGGCTATGAGGGTTGGCACTTTGGTATAGGGGATAAACCTGTGCATACAAAGAACAAGGAAGAGTTTAAACGTGAACTAGGTAAGCGTGGATTAATGATGCGCGACGATGTCAAAGGACGTCTGAAATAACACGAAGGAGGCTATTGTGGCTGATACTAACAAGATGTTAGAGATACTCAGGGCAGGTAAACAAGTTGTAGAAGATGCACAAGTTGTGGCTGAATTGAAGCCTAAGGTTGAAGCAGAGTATGTGCTGTTAGGAAGAGATTTTAGTGATGGCCTTCAGGGAACTGCAAAGCAGAGACTTGAAGGTGAACGAACCATCCAGATATGTGTGGTTCCTGGCAAACAGCCAGAAGTTGTGTTTACTGGATTCTGGACAGGCAAGTATGTCAAAGCTGCTCAGAATTCATTATCCAGGGCGTATCGCAGGCGAAAGTTTAAACCATATCGAACCCAACACGTTGAGGTTGAGGCAAAGGAGGCATAGGCGATGAGTAAATTGTTTAGGTTTTTAAATCCTGTAAAGCTATTCAGCTTTGCTGAAGAAGATGCAGGTGGTGGCGAAGATAAGGATAAGGACATAGTTTCTAAAGCTGATCATGATGCTTTAGTTGCAAACAATGCGAAGTTGACGAAGGATCTGGAAGAGATGCGCATGGAAGTATTGAGTCCAGATTACATGACTTACCTCAGTAACAAGGGTACGAAGCCCCCAGAGCCTGAAGAGAAAGCTAAGGCTAAAGAGACGGAGCTTACGGAAGAAGCGTTGGGGAAGTTGTCCCCTAAGGAGCTATTAGCTCTAGCTGAAAAGAATGCAAAGACAGCTTTGCAGGGTGAGATGGATAAACTTAGAGCAGAAACTGCTACTGATAGCAAGGCACGAAGTAAACGTGAGATTGCAGCTTTTGCATCAACTCATGATGACTTTGAAGAGTATAGACCGATTATGCATGGTCTAAGCCTCGACCCTAAGCACTCACACAAACCTTTAGCAACTTTATATAAAGAAGCTAAAGAGTATGCAGCACGTTTCAGAGCAGTACCTACTGAGGAAGAGAAGAAGAAGCAGAAGGGTATGAGCACGGAGAAACCCGGAGGAGGCTCAGAGAGTTATGCTGACTTACGTAAACTTAGCACAGCAGATGCAACAGCTAAAGCATTAGATGAAGTTAAGAAGGAGTTAGGTCCGATTCCTCTAGCATAAATTATAAGGGAGACCTATTATGGCTGCAACGCTAACAGAGTATTTAAATACTCTATATACAACTACTTGGGCAAAAAGACGTCCAGGTGACGTGGATCAGATTTTTGAAGCGAACAAGCTTTTGAAGCTTTACAATTCAAAAAGCATGATTCATTATGAAAGCACTGATGGAAGGCGTTTTGAGATACCACTGCGTATTCGCAAAACGACCACAGCAAAGTTCTTCACCAAGGGTTCTACGTTCTCAATCTCGGATTTCGATCCGTTGACTGTTGCATACGACACGTGGAAGAACCTAGGTGACCAGGTCGTTAGATATTGGGAGGACGACAAGATAAACGGTGGAAGTGAGACTAGGCATACTAAGATGATGACTTCTAAGATGAACACCGTTAGGGATACGCTTGAAGAGAAGGTTGAGGATGCTCTTTGGGCAAACACTGGTGGAGCAAGTGTTGACGACTATAATGGTCTGCAATACTTGGTTGATGATGATCCTAGTACAAGTGCCACGATTCATGGAATCAATCAGTCAACTGCGGTTGATGAGAGTGGTAACTACTATTGGAGGAATCAGACTAAGACTTCAAGTGGAGCCTTCAGTGTATATGGCGAGAGTGATTTGACGAATATTCTGAACACCTGTGAGCGTTGGGGTAAGATTGATTTGCTTGTTAGTGACCAGACTACTCATGAGTTAGGCGAAGCCGAAGCTCTGGAGAGAGTTAGTGTTGTTAATAAGGAGGCTGTTAATCTTGGATTAGACCACATCACCTTCAAGGGAAGGATTTGGATATGGTCACCCAAATGCACAACTGGCTACACTTATATGCTTGATCGCAGACATATTGGATTTACCATAGATCCTGCGGTTAACATGATAATGGGACCTTGGAAGAAGATCCCTAACCAGTTCGAAGATGTAGTTACACAGATCGTTCAGAGAGCTAACCAGTGGGTCGATAAGCGCAGATGCCACGGGGTTATAATTAGTCAAGCTGCGTAATCTTCACCCTCAAGCCAATGAGGGGACGAGGTAGCCAATAAACCAATGGAGGTGTTTAGCATGGCCGATATTACAGTACGTAATCAAGGAGAAGTTTCGGAGGAAGGAAAACAAAACTGGAGAGGAGACCAGGTAGCTGTACCACAGGGTGGGCAGTCTGTATACAAGACATCCACAGTTCAACTTGCCCAGCTTGGGTCGAGGAAGGTTGTAGGGGATAGAGTATTTAGATATGCTTTAGCCAGTGGAGGTGCTGGTGCTGGAGACTTGTGTGAATGTGTACCAACTTCAGTTCTAGGTGTTACAGCAGGCACGGTTAATCCAGCAGGTGGAAAGCAGTTTACTTTCTACCTAGCCACATCGAGTGGTGCAGATGAGTATGCTGAAGGATACTTGCACTGCCAGAGTGGTACAGCAGCTAACATGGGTTATATGTATAGGATAAAGTCACATCCTGAAGGAACAGGAAATACGGTTCTTTCCCTATACGACCCGTTGAAAATAGCTTCTGATGTTATAGATGAATGGTCTATAACTAAAAACATGTACAGTGGCATTGTTGAGAATACAGATGGTACTGAGATGTGTGTAGGAGTTGCTCCTATTTTGATAACAAGCGGTGAGTACTTTTGGCTGCAAACATGGGGACCTTGTGCTCTTAAGCACAGTGCTGGCGCAAATGCTGGTATCGCATTGTCTCCAGGAGCCACGGGTGAAGCTTATGATTATGTCATAGGCACTACTGCTAAGAACTCAGCAATCATTGTTGGGCAATCTATGCAGGTTATGACGGCATCCGAGTATGGAATGGCATTCATAACAATAGCACCATAGAAGGAATTAACTGTAGGGAGGGAGCTTAGTGTTCCTTCCCTGCACTTCATACAGGAGAACCTAATGGCTACAGCTAGAAAAGGTGATTGTGGTAGAAAACCTAGGGTTGGAAAGAAAGGCGATGCCAAGCCCTTAAGAGGTGGTAGAGGCAGGGGTCAAGGAAGAAGTAGATAATAAGGAGGATATGATGGCGAAGAAGAAGGTAGTATTAGAAAAGGTTACACCCAAGATATTGATTGGAGTACCTATACTTGCATGGTCACATGAGTTTGCAGAAAGCTTTTTAAAGCTATGGACAGACTTAATGACGTTTAATCACGAAGGTAGAAAATTCCATGTCGGGTATAAATTTATGTACCGTATGCCCGTGCATAAAGCAGAGGAACAACTTGCAGACCTAGCAGTTGCAAGTGGATGTACACACCTTTTACTCATGGATGATGATATCTATGACGTGTCAGCACAAGATGTAATAACATTACTTGATGCAGACAAAGATGTAGTTGCAGGGATTATGCATGCATCAGGCTTCCCATATGCAATGTGTGCTTTTAGAAGGTATGATCCTGATACTAAAGTAGCAGATCAGCCTATACTGAAAGGACCTGCAAGGTTGTATGAAGTACCACCTCAGCAGAGAGTAGGTTTACAGAAGGTTGACCTTGTACCTTTTGGATGTACGATGATTAAGACAAGTGCGTTTATGAAATTGAAGAAACCCTGGTTTAGTTCAGATAATCAGGCTCCAACAGACTCATGGTTTGCAGATTCAGCACTTAGTGCTGGGTTGGAATACTATGCTCACTTTGGTGTATGGTTGAATCATAGAGGCGTGACTCGTGAGACCCAACCTTATTGGGCGCAGATGGGTATAGTTAAAGCTAAGATGGCTAATAAAGATGGTTTAGTTTCGCTGACGCCTGAAGAGATGCGGAGGCATGAAGCGTACATGACACATAAACTTGCAATAGCAGAGCAGAAGATAAATGCTGTTAAGATGGATGATGTATTATTTCAAGAAAAGAAGAAAGGCGATGGAATTGCTAAGCCTATAAAGGCTAAGCGCAAAAAGAAGGCTCCCGTAGGAAAACGGTAAGTCGACACTATGGAGGTATGATATGGCTTTTAGTACTACAGTAAAAAGTCCTTTGAAAGGGGCAGAACGGATTAGTCGTAATATGGGCATTTTTGCCGGACAGATTACGATCTCAAGTTACGCTACAACAGTTGTTGAATGTACAGCTATTACAAGGAATTTTGTTGCTGTTGATAATACAAATGCAACAGCTGCATTGTTTCCACATGGAATTGTAAGTATGGTTTGTGACCCAATAAGTGAGTCAGGGTTTTGTTGGAGATGGGATGCCACAATCGGTGGGTTTGAATGCTATTATCCAACATCTTTTGCATTCTCTGGAAGCGGAACTGGAGCTGCAGTTACATGGGATTCTGCATTAGGTGCAGTAGGTTTACAGGCACTTAGTAAAGAGGGTTCTATGCTTCTTGTTGGAAAAGAAGCAATTGCTAATGATGCACCCGGAACTGTGAACTTCACAGCAGTAGGTTTTATAAGATAGTATGAGGGGAGTGCTTTTGCTCCCCCTTTTAATATGGGGATTAATTATGGCTAATCAGTATTCAGAGATGTTATCACAAACACTTGAGCATGAAGGTGGCTTGAATTTAAATGAGTATGGTGGAGGAGGTATTTCAAACTTTGGTGTAACACAGACTATTTATGATGCATATAGAAAAAGGAAGAGTCTACCTAAGCAGTCTGTGAAAGAGATAACTTTAGCAGAAAAACAAGATGTCTATTATACTATATTTTATACAGAGCCTAAAATTGATACATTACCAGGAAGTGTTAGAAATGAGGTCTTTGATTTTGGTACAAATTCAAGTCCTAAAACAGCAATAGAGATGTTACAAAGTATTGTAGGCGCAGAGGTTGATGGAAAGATTGGACCTCAGACCTTAGGGGCGGTAAATGCCTATAGTAATGTACACGGGGAAGAGGCTCTTGCTGTTGAGTTACTAGACACCCGTCAAGAATATTTAAATGATGTAATAGAAGCAGATGAAACTCAGAGGGTACATGCGCAAGGTTGGACTAATAGGATTAATGATCGTAAAGGTAAATATTTAGGGAATACGAATGCAGGATTGACTAGTGCATTAGGTGCTGGAGGGGATAGATAATGGCTTTAACAGGTGCTCAAATAGTTGCTGAAGTTTGTGATACAGTTGGTAAGGCGTTGACAGCTACATCCAGAAGTGGTATGCAGCTGCAGACTCGTGCACTCATGTATATAAACTTTGGACAGAAAAGGATTGCTAGACACTATAACTTTCATGAGCTTGATAACCTTCAGGATAGTGCAGCTACGGTGGATACGGTTAAGAGGTATCCTATGGTGTCAGGCACGAATAACTTTGGACTCATACGTCCTAAGGACATATACTCTGTAAGGCTGATGGATTCTGAAAACTCTAAGGTGATTCAAAGAAGGCATCGAAGATGGTTTGATAAGCATTATCCTAGACCTGAAAATTATTCAGGAGGACGTCCAGACATATACATTAGAGATGGAAACTACCTTGAGTTTTTTAGGATACCGAATGGTACCTTTGACATATACATCCGTTATCCACAATGGCCGACAGACTTGACCACTGGATCAAGTAGTGATTTTGAGAATAAGGATCAAATGATCATCACTGCTGGTATCTTTGAAACATACTTTGCTTTAGAAGAATACATTGATGCAAAGGTTTGGTATGAAAAGTTCTTGGGTCAGTTACATGATGCAGTTAGGGCAGAAGGCGATGTTGACTGGGAACCCGTAGCTGAGGGTTCTGGTGATTTTGGATACACAAGTGCAAGTCCTTGGATAGATCCTTATGGACAGTCAAGTGATCCACTTAGTGGGTATGCAGATTAGGAGGAATTGTTATGGATAAATGTTTATATTTTTCAACAACTGCAGGTGCGGATGTTGCGGTATCTACTAAGGGAGGAGCCCTTGTAGGTCTTGTTGTGTATGGGAGTGCTGCAGGTACTACCATACATGTTGTAGATAGTGGTGGCGATATAGTGTGTATATTGGCTGCATCAAGTTTAGATGGAATAGCATTTGCTCCTACCATGCCAATAGGGTTACTAAATGGTTTAACCATAACGGCTTCAGGTACTGGTGGGTATGCTGTATTCTATGTATAATTTCAATTATTGAACTTACGGGAGGCGAACATGGCATTAACGAAAAGAATTAAATTAGGTGGAGCGTATTATGAGGGGTACAAGATAGCTGTAAGTGCTACACCCGCAGATTATCCAGTGTATATTCAGAATGATAGAGGTGCAGCTCTCAATGGTATGTCTATTATTCCTGATAGTGCAGGTAGTGGTGATACGATTAAGATTGCACACTATTCAGGATTGAGTGGAGCGGGTCACATTGTAGCTCTCATAGCTACTAATGTGTATAACATGGGACAAGACTCTGCAATCGTGCTTGATTTCCCCGCAGCGGAGTTGGTCAATGCTGGGGAGAGTATAAAGGTTACGTATGTGAATACAGCAAGTATTGCAATGAATGTGCATATCTTGACTGAATGGGTAGGGATACAAAAGACAGCATAAGGAGGCGATAATGGCACAGAGTGTGAGTGGCGGAAAGAAGAGGAGTGTTGAGGAAAAGATTGTGGAGGTTCCAGCACGCTTGGTTGTAGACAACGTAGTCGTTAGGCAGAGAGAGCTGATTGTTGATGTGCCTAAGATTAAGTATAATGAGGTTGAGTATGAGAAGCCTGTGGTTAAAGTACGTGAGGAGGTTACAACTAAGTTTAAGGTGCTTGAACAAGACACAACTAGGTATGTAACTAAAGATGAAGAGACTATTAAGTATGTAGCACGAAATGTTGATTGTGAAAGACCCGTGCCTAGAGATGTTTCCTATGAACGTCCTGTGATCAAAGAGGTTGAGTACGAACGTCCAATACTTATTGGTAAAGAGATTGAGATAGTTGAGGTTAAAGATTTAGAACTTGTAAAGGATTTTGCCAAAATGGCTGGTGAGATAAGTGCGATGTTGCCTGAGTTGAGGGCTAAGCTGGCAGAGCTTAGGCAGTATAAATTAGTTGAACAGGTTGTACGAGTACCCAAACTTGAGTATTATACGGTGCAGGTTGAAAGAATTGAGTGGGTAGATGTTCAACGGGAGAAGAAAGAATGACAATGAAGCATGGAGTTGCTAGACATAAGGGGACGCAAGATGTTATTGTTATAAGTGAGAATCTGATTGCTAACAGAGTGCAGGGATTTGTGATTGTAACGTCAAGTGCTCCAGCAGGCGTGATTATACTGACCTCAGGAGCTCATACGATATACTTGACTGATGTGTTTGTATCAGTTGATGACCTTGTTGATGTTCAGCTCTGTAGTGAGGTTACAGCATTTGCTGTAGCTTATCTTGCTACACGTGGAGGATTTAAGATGGAACAGGTACTGCCTTATGTGTGTACGACTAATCAATCCTTCAGGGTTATACTTAGTTCGGATGTAAACTGTGGTGTAAGTTTTGTAGGATATACTGTAACGTAAGGAGGATAGATATGGCAACAGCAACAATTATACTACCAATACAGAGTGCAA